ATAGCATCTTCAATCAAAGAGTTAACTGCCATCTTATCTTCCTGTGCTGCACTGATAGATAACAATATGTCTGGTCGTGTAGTTAAACCTATTGCTGCCATCCGCATTTTCCAGGCGACTAATGCTGACGCATCATCTAATGAGTTAGCAATTGTAGTTGCTCTTGTATAGGCAATTGCTTTACCACCTTTCGGTGGAACTATTAATGGCCTGCCGTATCTATCTCTATCTATTTCTACCTTTGCCATGTTCTCCTTTATGAGTCAGCCCTGAGAAAGGAGATAGCCGAAACCAGGGCTGCTCAAGATTAGTATATCACATATTAAGATTCAGGATGGACACCATTAACTTCAATGTCGTCTACCCATAGGTCACCATCTTCAGTGAAGTTAACATCAATACTATCCTTGATGATATCTTCTACTGCTTCTTGGTTGGCTGCTTCTATACCTGTAATTGTGGCTGTGATAGTAACTGTGGCTGACCATGACTTAGTTAGTTGTTCACTACCTATGCTAGTAAGTAGGTCATTAACATCACCTACTTCACATAGAATTTCTGATTCGTCTGGTTCATATCTAGCCTGAAAGAATTCTTTTACATCAAACTGAGTGCTCTTTAATTTGCGCTCAACTTGTAGTAATTCTGTTTTGATATTCTCTTTATCTTCTATCAATCCACTGTAATACATTGTCATGCTATCTCCTTACTTTGATTGATGTTTGTGCATGAGTAGCACCCTCTGCTTTATCGCAGTCATCACACCAATAGCCATACAAACCATTGGCAAATAATGATTCAGATACTACTTCTTTTTTCTGTCTACATACATTGCATTCCTTGAACTTGGATATCATATACTTATACTCCTAACAATTCAAGTGCTCTGGTTTTAATACTATCATTACGACCAGCCATTGTGCTAACTGCTAGGTTCTTACCCTTAGCGTTGTAGTCAGCCCACTCTATAACTGCATGCCACATACCAAACTCTGTGTCTCGTATGTTTTCCTGTGTAGGTGAGGCTGAGTATATGTCAAAGGCTTTAGCCCTAGCATTGATTGCATTAGTAAATTGTTTCTTCTCACCTGTTGATAGCAAATGATGTGGTGCTTCCTCTATCTTACTTGGTAGTGGGAACACACGCTTGAAATAATTCTTAGCATGTTCATGGCTTGCTTTTCTATCAAGCAATGTATCTGCTAGTGCAGTGTAATCATTAGCCATATCATAAGTTAATCGTATGATGTTGGCTATCTCTGATACTGATAGTGTTGCATTAGTTGTATGACTTAATGTATAAGTATACTTGTTATTGTTCTTGTATATCTTATTGATTTGATTCATACAAAACAAACGCTCAATCACTGGTTTAATAATGACTGAACTACTACCATCATGGCTAGTTCTGGCTAGTAAGAATGCTGAGTGCGGGTCATCTGCAATGGTCATCTCCATTGGAGTTTCCATTAACATCCATACCTTTGCACCACCATCATACTCACCTGCTGCTGCATATCTAAGTCCACTAGAATCAATTAAGTTATCTAATGCACCAAAGATTTCTGCATTCTGAAATACTTTATAGCGATTACCTACTACACCTATGGCTGATGTCTCACCCATTGGTGTTGTTTTGATAACTGCTTTCTTACTATCAATTGGGATACGACTAACTGATTCGTTGCCTGGTATTTGATAGTTTGCTTCGATGTCGTGCAATGATACTGACCAGTCTAATCCTGCTTGACTGGCTACCTCACTGGCTGATGTAGCCTCGACTGCTACGCCTGCTTTGTGCCATGCGCTTTTGCGTACGGCTCCGTGTATGAGAGTATTAGTTGTCATTGTTTACCTCATCAGTATCTATTGCATAGATACCATCTACAACTTTAGAGTGTAGTTGTTGTGCCATTTTAGTAAACTCAGATGGTGCCCACTCTGCATGGAATACTCTGTTAAGTAATCCTGCTAAAGCATAGTCTGGTTTAAGGTTTAAGACTTCAAGTATCATAGCCTTGGCTTCATCTATCTTTTCAATTTGATAGAGATAACCGCAGAATACTGTGGCTAATGGAACTGCTTTGTCTTTAACAATAACATTACCAAGTAATGATATGTATTCACCTATATAATCAATGTCTTTTTCTAGGTGCATACCCATAATAAAGTCACGGATTTGTAGGTTCTCATTGGTAGCAATGGCTACCTCTGCTATGTGTTGGGCTGATGGTACGACACCATCTGCTATGCCATCAACTGCTTTACGAATGTCCTCAACAATACGAACATTTGTATCACGGTCATCTGGATTGTATGTTCCTTCTTGTGCAGTTAACTGTTGCTTTACTTCATCACGAAGTAAGTCATAGTCTAGGTCTAGCATTTTATCTCCTTTGTTTGAGGGCGTTCTGCCCCTATTGGCAGACGCCCGATTTGCTATAGATATCTGGCTATCGAATTGTAAGTAGATGTTGATACCACTTCCTCATCAGTAAGTTTAAGAATACGAATAGCATTCTCAATCTCTTCGACATCATCTCTGTATTGATGCGTAGGCATAACCTCATAGTCACGGTCTGGTTCTTGTGGAAAATCTTTAGCATCACAAATTAAATCAAAGTCAACATTCATAGTTGAATTCCATGAACGATAGTTTGTTCTAATGTTTTCTGCTTTGCTAAAGTTTTTAACTGCCCATGCTTTCATATCTTTTTCCCATTTTTCATGGGTTTTTTTATATTTATTTTCTAACTCATCTTGCTTTGCATAGTTAGTTTTAATTTGAGTTAACTTAGTTTCTAATGCATTGATTACCTTAACTGTAGGTATCTTTACATTAATTGTCTTGCCATTTCCTCGTGCCATGTATCTCCTTTGTTAGTTGTGAGTAGTTTGACTTCATACTCAGGAAGTTGGCATAAACTACCTGCTTTTCGGACTTAACTGTGCACTGTAATGTCCTTACGCTGGTTCACTATGCCAAATCTAATACCATCCTTTAGCACGCCAATGTGCCCATGCCATTGATGGTTTTTTATAACGGTGCTCGATATACTCCAGCCCCCGCTCAATCTGAAGCGGGGCTGGGGTGTTTGGTTTAGTTCCTAAGATTTGTGCGATGCCATACGCAGTAGACTTGGGGTTATCTGCTGTGTGATTCCAGGCAGATTCTTTGCCCCAAAGTTTTGTTAATGCACGCCACTCAGACCTGTTCCAATGTGGGTAGTTCCATTTCATTAATGCCTGAGCGTATGCTTTCGCTACCCGTGGTGTCCATGTAGATGTGTCTATGCAGTTGGCTTGCAACTGTGTCGCTACTGCTGCTGCGTATGCTGGACTCGGTAAGAATGGTGCGGACAAGAACGCTAGTAGCCAACTTAAATACCCTGCTAACAATCTCTTCATCTAATAAACCTCCATGTGATATATCCAAAGAGTAGTAAGAATGTCCAAGACTGTGTTGTTGTGAGGTATGAACTTGCAAAGATTTGTTCAATCATTTCACCCTTACAATCTCTTGGCTATGCTTGATACCCGTATCAAACTCTAACACATGCCATTCGGATGGGTCTTCAAGGGCTTCATCGCCTGCTCTGTCTATATTTATATGTGTGGTTCGGCATCTAACTTTGGCCATAATCCACACGGTATGCTCCCATTGTGGGGTATCTTCCTCAAGCATTAGATTCCTCCTGATTTTTGGCGAGGTCATTAACTGTAGGTTCATCTACATATACTCTGCCTGTGGCTAGCAGTTCATCGTATACATCTAGTAGGTCAAGCATTGCAAGGGCAAATGCTTCTTTAATCTTGAGTAGTTCTGCGTGTGTTCTCATTGCTGTCTACCTTTCTGATAATTTATTAATTGTTTGGTCAATTGTTGTAGTTGGTTTTCATTGAGAACAAGCGTAGTTTTTTTATCAATAACTATTGCTTTTCCATGGCAGCAATACTTATACATTTGTATAGATGTTTCTTCGTCATTTTGTTTTTGATGAATATATTCGACTGCCATTGCTATCTACCTTTCCATCTTGCGTCTGGTTGCAGCGGTATCACTCATGCGTTGAATGATTTCGTTCTGTGTCTTAATAATATATACGCTGTAACCAATAGTCAAAATGCTAGTAACTAGGGCTATCATAATGCCAATCATAGTGCTTGTATCTAGATACATTACTTGCCTCTTTTCTGGGCACGGATAGCCAACTTGGCTGGACTATACCCACCTATGGTCTTGCCTGTTTTCTTTTGAACCTTTGGCTTTTTCTTATAAGCCTTACCGTTTTTTCTATCAGTTGTTGCCATGCTATTTCCTTTCGACTCGCAGTCGTCTCGTGTTGGTTACTGGGGCTCGCATAAAAAAAAAGAGCAGGTGAGCGAGCCGAAGCCCGCCCACCCGCTGAGTATTACTTAGTTACTTGAACTTCTGTAAGAATTACTTGAGTCCAAGGTTTACGGCGCTCTGAGTTATCCTTTGCTGGAGAACGGTCAAAGCGTGTTGAGTGAACACCA